TAATATAAATTAAACAACTATTTTACTAGTTTAGTATATTTATCAGCACCAGCACTATGTCTTAAAGTGTATATATTTCGTTTTTTCCAGTCATAACCTGTGGCTTTTTCGGACATGATATAAATATCACCACTATTAATCATGGTATTAAATAAAGTTCCTACTGGTTTACATTCTTTGAACCAATTAAATGATATTCCCATACTATCTCCAAATCTAGCTGCTATAACTTTTTTTCTTTCAGCATCACCATGCCAACCGATTCCATTCTTATTAATATTTTTATAAAAATTACCCTCACATTCTAATTCATTGTCATTAACCGATTCGATAAGTATATTTTTAGCAATTGATAATTGTGGGACCTTATCATATTCAATTACTGTACCCTTTTTATTTTCAAAATCTGCGTTTTGCCCATATTTACTGAAACAGAGATTAGTTCGAGCATGTTTATTTAATACTTTTTTTCTTCTAATATCGAAATACTTGGAATCCCATTCCAAGTTATTTAATTCATTAAATATTTCTAAATGATTATCAATAGCATTTCTAATTATTAATAATTCTGGTTTATTACCAGAATAATTATTGGTATCATCTAAATATTGTGTTAAATCTATTCTTTCAATTTCTTTTTTGCGAAAATAATTAGAAATTTTATCTAGGTCATTACTATTATACCCATTATCGGATATAGTACCATTTTTTACCATTCCAACATGATTTTCACTAGAATCCCCGAATGTTATTGTGATACACGGCATTTTATATCTTTTTATACCTTATTTGAAGTATAAGAATATATAAAATCAATTTTTTTTCATTAAATTAATTATTTTACAATTAATAATTCTAAAACTTCGTATATATTATCAACTTGAAAAAAATTGATATTATTAAGAATTTCTTTATCTTTATATTTTTTGTAGAAATCAGAAAAATCTTTTTCATTTTCTTTTGGATAAATAAAATTTTTAGCACCAGCTTTTATACCTCCAAGAATTTTTAGATCTAATCCACCAATTGCTGTCACGTTACCTTGTAAACATATTTCACCGGTAATAGCAAAGTCTTTACGAATTTTTTGTTCAGTTAGACAACTGTATATTGCTGTAGTAATTGCTGCACCAGCGGATGGACCATCTTTTGGTGTGGCTCCTTCTGGAACGTGAATATGAAATCCATTATTTTTATATTTGTCACTAAATTCATTAAAATTAATATTTTCTTTATCTTTAACTAATGAAACCGCTAGTGTTTTTGCAACATTCATACTTTCTTTCATAACATCACCTTGCATACCGGTAAGTTTTAAGTCAAATAGATTGGTTGATGGAATTAATTTTACTTCAATATGTAAAAGACCACCTTGACCAACAGAATTTGCCCAGAGTCCATTTATAACTCCCATTTTATCAATATCGTTAACATTTTTAATACTAATCTCTCTTCTATCTTTGAGATATTCATTTTTGATATCTTCATATGAAACTATAATTGGAAATGTAATATTTGTATCTTTTGATTTTAAGATTGATAAATTAATTTCGCCAATTATTTCAAATAATATTTCTTTTAATTTTCTCACACCGGGTTCACAAGTATAATTATTAATTAATTTTATTAATACTTCATCTGATAAGAAAATAATATTCTCTAATCCCATTTTTTTATATATTTCAGGAAGGATATATTTATTTGTTATAATTATCTTTTCATCTAGAGAGAGATGTTTGAATTTGATGCGATGAATTCGATCTAATAGAATTCTATCAATTAGTTCAACGTCATTATAAGAAAAAATAAATAATGCTTTTGATAGATCTAATTCAATACCATTAAAATATTTATCTTGAAACCCATCGTTTTGAGTTGAATCAATTAAGTGTGTAAGAATACCAATAATTTCTTTACCGTGTTCAGTTTTACTAATTTTATCTAATTCATCTATAAATATTATAGGATTCATACATTTATTTTCAATTAAAATATCAACGATTTTACCCCATGTAGAACCTACATATGTATAGTTATGTCCTTCTAATGTACTACCATTTGAAGAGCCTCCTATAGCTATTAATGAAAACTTTCGACTTTCATTATTAATATCTTTTAAACAATTGGAAATACCTTTTTTAGCAAGGCTAGTTTTACCAACACCCGGAGGCCCTTCAAAACCAAAACAATATCCATTTTTTTCACCATTAATCCATTGTCCGATAATAGTTTCTATCTGTCGTTTTGCTTTATCATGACCATATACAGCGTCGTTTAAGGTATATGTAATATTATCAATGTATTTACATATTTCATTAATTTTTTCTTCTAATACTTTAGTTGTTTCATTTATATACAATATATATTCATAGTTAACATGGTTTTTATTGTTATTTATATGTAAACTTTTTATTAATACATTTATTATGTCTTTATTATCAATATTATGATCAATGAATTTTTTAAAATTTTCTAGTAATTCAGAATTTTTTTTATTACTTGTTGTTATTTTATCATATTTTAATTTATTGTTACTAATAATATTATTTATAATAGAGATAGCATTAACTAGTTCAGATTTTTTTTTATCAGAGTAGCTGTTTGTAATACTATTTTTTATATCATCTATAATTTCAGTAATGTAGTTATTTTTTATGTAATTGATTATTTTTAATATTTCAATATTAGTATAAATTTCTTTTTTATCATAAATATCAAATATTATCTCACCGGAATGAGAGGATATTGTTTCTAAAAATTTTGTGAACGTATAGTTAATATCATTCTTAATAGTTAATATGTATTCTTCTTTATAGACACCGAATGGTATTTTTAGCAGCCCATCCAAATATTGTCTAGCTTTCGATCCAGTATCATCAGATTTTGCTTTAACTTCTTTTAATTTCAACATAGCTTTTTCTTTAACATTATCACTTACTTTCATTAAACAAATTTGTTGCTCTAAAGGTATTTTACTAGTATCAAAGTTTGATAAATAATTCGTATAATTAATTGTCCGCTTCATGGCATCCTTAAAATGTAATTTACAATTCCACGGTAAACTGTCATATAATATAGTTTGCTCTAGTGTATCAATTGTACCTTGATTATCGTTGGATAGTAAATCATATAATAAATATGATAAATATTGAAATTCATTATCATGTGTTTTAATTAATAATTGTATGATGATATTTCTTTGAATATATAACTCTGAATTCAAAAACTCGTTTACTATTTGTGAAATATTTTTTTGTTTAACTAATTGCAATTGATTTAAATAGCTCATATAACGATTATATAATTCTGTATTACTGTAAACTAATAAATCTTTAAGAGATAGATAATTAAAAAAGTTTTTCCAATTTTCATTATTAAATTCATTGTCCTTTGGTTTCTCTAAATTTAATACTTTTAATTTCTCTTTAATAAATGAATTATTAACACATGTTAATAGAACATCATCAATTAGACAAGAAAATAAATATGTTTTTTGATTTTTATTATCATGAATAGTTACACTAATTCCATATACTTTAATGTGAAAGTTTTTATTGTTTCTAGATAAATCGAAACATTCTAACATGTCAGCTGACTCAATTATAGTAGAATCATCAATAATTCTATTTTTATGTATAATATCCTTATTTGATTTTTTATTTGTGTTATGTTTCCAGTTTAATATTTTAATATTTACCGGTTTGCAATAATTATTTATAGCACTATATTTACTTTTATAATAATTACTATCTAGTACATTAGTTGTATATTTGTCTCCAAATATTAATTTTAATAAATCATTTAAATTTCCACTTCCGGATTTACTAAATAATAAAATTAATTCATTTTTTATTTCATTAATTACTTTTATAATAGCTTCTATATCAAGATCAATATTAGTATTTATGTTCAATGTTATATTGGATAATGTAATAAACAATTTTTCTAATGATGATATTGTAATATTTAATTCATTACCAGATATAATATCTAGCATTTTATAATGGTGTAATGGTGAAAAACTATCATTGATCAACTTTTGTAGAAATTCAATTTCCTCTAAAATTTCTGCATATTTATTACTATTAATTTTGTAGTTTTTCATATATTATATTATATGATACTTTTATTTTTTTTATTATTTATCTAATTATGTTTAAAAAAATGTATTTTATATTTTATATATGATTTAAAAATACTAGCATATTAATTATGTAATGGGTATTCCCAATTATTTCGCAGAATTAATAAGAAAACATAGTTCTATTTTAAAAAAATTTGAAAAAAATAAAATCCATGTACATAATTTATATATTGATACAAATTCAATAGTATATGATGCTGTAAACTCTTTAAAAATGCAAATTAATAGTGACTATGAAATTGAAATTATGAAATGGGTATGTGCAAGAATAGAACATTATATAACATATATTAATCCAACCAATAATGTTATTATTGCTCTTGATGGTGTAGCACCAGTTGCAAAATTAGAACAGCAACGAAACCGTAGATATAAAAGTTGGATACAAAAAAACGAAGAAAATGAAGTATCATGGGATACATGTTCAATTACACCAGGCACATTATTTATGAATAAATTGAATAAATATATTCATAATTATTTTTCCAAATATAATAATGAATGTCTAGATGTTATAATTTATGACAGTGATGAACCTGGTGAAGGTGAGCATAAAATCTTTGAGTATATGAGACAAGAGAAAGAATATCATAACCAAACAAATACTATTATTTATGGATTAGATGCAGATTTAATAATGCTATCACTGATAGCCTTAAATATTTCAAGTAATATATTTCTTTTCAGAGAAACTCCACACTTTATTAATTCGCTGAATAAAAATTTATCTCCAAATGAACAATATTTACTAGATATATATGAATTGGGTGAAGAAATAAACGATAATATGAGAGAAAATAATAATGAGAAGGATTGTATTCATGATTATATATTTTTATGTTTTTTTCTTGGTAACGATTTTTTACCCCATTTTCCAGTATTATCACTACGAAGTAATGGAATTTCATATTTATTAGGTACATATAAGATGCTATTTGGTAGTAATAACGATACAATTATTAAAGATAATAAAATTATTTGGAAAAATCTTCGTAAAATAATCCAAGAGTTAGCTAATAACGAAGAACAATACGGTATTGAAGAAATGAAACTTCGAAGAAAAATGTCTGAAAAATTAAAAAAACGATCAGATTTAGATAAAAAGTTAAATATTCCACTTTTAGATCGACGCATTGAAGAATATATTAATATTGGTCGAGATGGATGGCAATCTAGATACTATAAAGAACTATTTCAAAGTGAAAATAACGAAAATAGATGTAAACAATTTTCGCTTAATTATTTAGAAGGATTAGAGTGGACTTTTAAATATTACACATCTTCGTGTCCCGATTGGAGATGGAAATACAATTATAATTATCCACCTTTATTATGTGATTTAATAAAATTTGTTCCTTATTTTGATACCGATTTAATTGAAATAAAAACAAAAAATCCAGTTAATAAATTCGTGCAATTATCATATGTATTACCCCGTAATAGTTTATCATTACTACCATTAAATTTATATAAATATTTAATATTTAATCATAGTGATTGGTACAGATTAGATTATTGTATTATTTGGGCGTTTTGCAGATATTTATGGGAAGGTCATGTTGAAATGGATGAAATAAATATAGACATTCTTACTAATATAATAAATAATATATAATGTTATATATATATGACCATAACAAAAAAACAATTAAAAAAACACAATAAAAGAAAAACAAGACGTGTAGTAAAAGATAAATACAGTAGAAGAAAAAAAAATATGAATAGAAAAAAATCAAAAAAATCAAAAAAATATAATAAAAATTACACACGTAACAAAAACCGCAAATTCAAGGGTGGGGTACTATCTATAGATAATGATACAATATTTGTAAAAAAAAATAAAGACCGTCTAAAATATCCAGATTTAAGTGTAAATGTCACAAGAATAAATACAAATCATATTAGTAATTATGATATTGATAATTGCAATATAAATACAGATAATGATTTATCATTATATTTTAGGGAATTAAAAGAAGAACTAGGTTCAATATATAATTATAAATATACAATTTATCCTTATTGTAATGAAAAAATAAAAGTTTTTAATGTTGGTCCATTAAAAACTCCAAAGAAATTATCTGAAATATTTGATAAAGTAAATGCTCCTAAAATAGAAAATAAAGTTCTAGAATATTTTAGCGCGTTTACAGCATCATTTGATGATGATTTATATTTAGGGAAAGGTCTCTCTAAAACAGGCAATCATTTAATTTCTAGTGATTCAAATGCTAATAAATTTTTAGATTTATTAATAAAAGAAGATGTTACACCACAATTTAACGGATCGTTAATAATATCTCATTCATCATTTTTAACAGAATTAATGAACGAATTATATAATTATATTAGTAAAGAAAAAGATGCCAAATTAATTGAAAGAGAGAAAGTATATGACGTTGATTCTAATATAGGAGATAAGTTTAATGGATTCTCTGAATATGGATTCCCTGAATATGGATTCCCTGAATATGGATTACCACTACAATTTGGCGGTAGAAAGGATGTATTTGATAATTTAGATATATTGCAAATTATTATAAATAGAAAAACTGGAGATATAACAAAAGCAATTGTTAGAAGATTTTCTAATAATTATGAGATAAACACGGAAGAACCAATATGGGATCCATTTACATATAAAGTATATTTTATAATGAGACATTGTGTTGGATGCCATAATCATCCGAACGCAACTTTAAAAGATAAATCAACAATTAAAGGATATGGTGAATATGCCATGTGTTTTAAATATACTGTTAATGAACTTCAAGAAAAGAGTAGAGGTTTATTAAATTTATTAAATACCTATGGTGGTATAGATAAATTTCATTTTGGTTCTTCAGTAATTTTTAGAGCGATATTAACATCTATATTAGTTTATAATATTCTCAAAAAAGAAAATGAACTTTTGAATATAGAAAATGAAGAAGAACTAATTAGTTCTATACAAAATATAACTAGTAGAACTGAAAATATTGGATAAAACAATAAAAATATTTTATTAGATAAAATATATAAATATATAATTATATCTATATAAATATAGCTATGGAAAAAACAATATATACAGAATTATCTCCAGATAATTTAAAAGAATTACAAAAAACTATAAAAGAAGATCAGGTAATAATTATTAAATTTGGAGCTACATGGTGCGCCCCATGTCAAAAAATTAAAGACCATTGTAATATGTGTTTTTCTAAAATGAATGATGATACAATTTGCATTGATCTTGATGTAGATGATAATTTTGAGCTATATGGACAATTAAAAGTAAAAAAAATGATTAGTGGTATACCAAAATTAATGGCATTTTATGGAAATAATAGAGATAGACAAAATTGGTACATACCAGATGATTCAGTTAGTGGAAGTGATATTAAAGAAATAAATTTATTTTTTGATAAAGCATATAATTTTACAAAAAAGTAAATTTTTATCAGGTTATTTCAAAATAGTTTTTCATAAAAAATTATTTTGAAATATATTCATATATATAAATGAATATATATTTATTTATTCATTACTTAATTACATTTTTGTTTCTGTTGTTACCATTCTTATCATTAAATTTATTAATAAAATATAAATTATATCTTATACCATTTATTATGTGTATATATTGGTTAATATTTGATGGTTGTCATTTAAATGATTTTCATAGTATAAAAAAATCCTATGTATCTGATTTAGTACATAATTTAACAAATATTTCAATTACTAAAGTTCAAGAAACCCGTATTATACTTTTAGTAGTCTGTTCAATACCAACAATAATATTAGTTCGTTTATTAATAAAATAAATTTGTTTTAGATTATATAAATGGAACTAGAAAATTTAGATCTTAATATTAAAAATTATGAACTAAACGATATTTTGAATTTATTTAAGTTAGATTCAACATATGATGTTGAAGATTTAAAAAATGCTAAAAAAATTGTTTTAAAATGTCATCCAGATAAAAGTGGATTAGATAAAAAATATTTTTTATTTTTTACATCTGCATATAAAGTACTTTATCAAATACATGAATTTAAAAATAAAACAACAAACCGAACAACGTCATATTATAATAATGATAAAAATGATAATAAGGATATTATTGATAAAATAAAAAAACGCGAAGACTTTAATGAATGGTTTAATAAAGAATTTGAAAAAATGCAAATCAAAGATGAAACAATCGAGAATGGATATGGTGAATGGTTATCGTCAAATGATGATATTGATAATCGTATTACTACAAAAAATAATATGAATAAAGATATAGAGAATAAAAAAAAAGAATTAAGATCCGTTGTAAAACATAGAGAAATACAGACTATTGATAATATTAATAGTTATGATCAATTAGGTGGAACAATCCCCGAAACCTATAGTTGTGATATTTTTGGTAAACTAAAATATGATGATTTAAAAAAGGCTCATATTGAATCAGTTATACCTGTAACTCACGATGATTATATAGATAAGGAAAAGTTCACTGATGTAGAATCATTGAACTCTTTTAGAAATACTCAAAATACTACACCATTATCTCTAAATCAGGCGAAAGAATATCTAAATTCTAGAGACAATGATGATGCATCATATACTACAACTAGAGCATATAATTTAGCGAAACAAAGTGAAGAAATAGAGAGAAAATCAAATGAATGGTGGAGTAAAATAAAACAGATAAAATAATATTATTATATGACCAGAATATAATAATATGGCTTCGTCTTCGTTATCTTATGATAGTGATGCATCATTAGTATCTTATGATAGTGATGACAATATTGATTCTGTAAGTAAAGAAAAAATACCGCTTCCATTTATCAAACCAAAAGAGTATCCGCATTATATAATTGTTGGACATGGACAAGTAAATTCGATGAATACGTTTACAAACATGACACACTGCAAAATAAATTATTTTTGTAGAAGAGGAGGCGTTATGTTAGCATATCTCCATGATAGGGCGTATTTTATAGATCAAATGCAAAAAACGTGTGAAAAAAGAATTGTAGTAAAAGAAGATTTAAGTTATGGTGAAGAAATAGATAATACAGAATATATAGCAACTAATGTGAGTGAAAGTAGATTATTTGGTATATATTCATGTAATGTATTAGATAGTCCAATATTTCGATTTGAGTTAAATACAATTTATACTTTAGAAACATTATTAAATTTTCTTTCAAGATATACAAAAAGCAATAATAGTTCAGAATATTTCGAAGTTTCAATATTAGGTTGTAGACCAGTAGATGAACAAAAATACCAAGCACCAAAACATATACATGGAGAATCAATATTAGGAAAAAGAAAATTTGGTAAAAATGGTGGTAAGAGAAGAAAAATAAAGACAAGAAAAATAAAGACAAGAAAAATAAAGACAAGAAAAATAAAGACAAGAAAAATAAAGACAAGAAAAATAAAGACAAGAAAAATAAAGACAAGAAAAATAAAAGCAAGAAATCAAAAAGAAAAATATAAATAAATAGTATATGGATATATTTTATTATATATTATTTTTAGTATTATTTTTAGTATTAAATGTTTTTTATCATAAAATAAAAAATAAAGATGGTGATGATATCATGAAATATCATTCTGATATGGTAAAAGCACATTTAATAAATGAAAATGATTTAGGTGATAAAGATAAGCCATTTTTATGGTTACACATACACAATAGCAATTCGACAATACCAACAATGAATTCTCGAAATTGGTTAAATTTTGGATCAAGAAATACAAATGATATAAATATGCCATATCAATATTTAACTGTTGAATCAATAATCGAAAAATGTGGAGAAGATTTTAATATATGTATAATAAATGATGAATCTTTTAAGAAAATAATACCTGGATGGACAATAGAATTAAATAATGTAGCCAATCCAATAAAATATCATTTACGGTATTTAGCTCTTATGAATGTTATGCATATTTATGGCGGTTTATTATTACCAACATCATTTATATGTAAAACATCACTATTATCGTTGTATGAAAATTTTACTAATAATACAATGTGTGTTGGTGAATTTATAAATAGAACAAATTCATCAGATAAAAATACATTTTTACCTTATCCAAGACTTATAGGTTGTAAACCAGGATGCGTGAAGATACAATCATTAATTTCTTATTTAGAGGTATTACAGTCTCGCGATTTTGTTGCGGAACAAGATTTTCTAGGATTAGTAAATAATTGGTTAAATATTAATGTTTTATCAAAAGATATAAATATAATTGACGGGATGTTCATAGGAACAAAAGATACAAATGGGAAACCAGTATTAATAGAAGAATTAATAAGTTCAAACTACATAGATATGCATGATAATATTTGTGGTGTCTACATACCATGGGATGAACTTATAAATCGAAAAAAATATCAATGGTTTTCTAAATTAACCCCGCACGAAGTTCTAGAAAGTGATACAAACATATCACGTTTTTTATTAGCTTATAAGTAAATATAATATACAATTTCGTAAGTAGATTTATTATAAATAATTTTTGATATGAAATTTATATCATGGATTTTACATAACTGTCTTATAACTGTCATAAAACTATTATATGTTAATTGACAGTTTAAGTATTTTTTTTTTGATTCAAAATAATGGGGCATTAATTCATCATAGAAATCGTAAATGATATTCGTCTTTAATAGTTGGTGTTTTTTAAAACAATATTTATTTATTTCTAAATGATTACCATTATTTATACTAATATTTTTAATAAAGTTAATTACATATTCTTTTTCTATAATGGTTTTAAATAACTGCGATTTCATATATTTAATGGTTAGAAAATAGTTTTATAATATTGTTGGTAAAAAATGTTAATTCTATATCATTCTCATGTTTGTTATAGAATATTGATATATAATTACATAAAATTTTTATAATTTCATATTTTACAGTTTCATCAATAATATTTGCGTGTTTAATATATATAAAATAACTATCATAAATATCCATGAGACTATAACCTTTATTATTTATATAGTAGATTTTTTGTAACGCATCAGTTAATTTTCCTATTTTGCAAAACTCGGTGTATTCTTCAAGATCAATATATGATATATTAGAACAAATATATCGCGCTTTATCTAGTATAATATCCGAACCTAATAATTTAAATTTTTCAAGATAATTAATAACTGTTCTAATTGAATTATTTGATATATCAATTATATATTTTTTTACATCGTCAGAAATAACGATATTTTCGGTAATAGTAATTTTATTTATTATATTCTCGATTTTCTCTCTAGTGATAGGTTCTAATTTAATAATAGTTAATCTAGATTGCAATGTATCAATAACCTTATTGATATTAGAGCAAGTAATTAAAAAATGAACATTTTTTTTATATTTATCAATAAAATTACGAAATACTTGCTGGCTCTGATCATTAATTGTATCAATATCATTTATTATTACAAATTTTTTTTTATTATGTATAGAAGATGTAGTTTGGCAGAATACTTTAACTTCATTTCTGTAATACGCTATTCCTTGTTCTTTAAGAGAATTAATAGAGAGAATATTATTTGAGCAAAATTCATTATTATAGTATTCTTTAATAATAGCATCTACCATAACAGTTTTACCAGTTCCAGATTCACCAAGTAAAATTAAATTTAAATAATCAATATTAATAAATGTTTTCATTAGTATTATAAATTCATCACTACATTCAAAATCTGTTAATAATTTAGGTTTATATTTAAAAATAAATGGCGCTTTCATTATAATATAAGGAAAAAATAGTATTTAAGTTTATGTATTATAATTATAATAAATAATGAATTATTATAAAATTTTACAGATTAATGTTAATGCAACTAAAGAAGAAGTAAGAAAATCATATAGAAGATTATCCTTAATATATCATCCAGATAAAAATAATCTTTCACTTGAAAATTCAGACATGTTTAATAAAATAACTCTAGCATACAAAACATTAAGTAATGATGAAAATCGAAAAAAATATGATAAGTCTATTTTAAATGAAGATGTGGATATAAATCTAGAAAAAAATGATTGCAAGACATTATATAATGAAAAAATATCAGATATATTAATATCTTTAGAAGTCGATTTACATCACTCATATATAGGTTATAGTGTTCCTGTTGAGATTAAAAGAACAATATATGAGAATTATATAAAAAAAGAAGAAGATGAAACCATATATGTAAATATTATGAGAGGAATTGATAATAATGAAATGATAATAATTAAAGAAAAAGGTAATATTTCTGAAAATGGAATTAAAAGCGATGTTAAAATAAAAATAATTTTGATAAATAATACAGAATTTATACGGTGTGGATTAGATTTAATATATAACAAAAATTTATTGTTGAGAGAAGCATTATGTGGATTTAAATTTAAGATAAATTATCTAGATAATACGATTCTAACGATAAACAATGCTGAAGGAAACATAATAGAGAATAATTATAAAAAAATATTAACTAATTATGGTATGGTTCGCGACCATATTGTAGGTAATTTAATTATTAATTTTAATATTATTTTTCCATCATCAATTAGTAGTGATAATATAAAAAAATTAAAAGACATATTATAATAATTTTAAATTTGATTTAAAATTATTTTTTTAATAGTTATTAAATATGAGCACTGTTAAACGTATTCAAAAAGAACTTATTGAAATAACAAATAACCCTCTACATAACTGTAGTGCAGGATTAATTGATGATGATCTATATAAATGGCAAGCCACTATTAGTGGACCTGAAGGGAGTCCTTACCATAATGGGTTATTTAATTTAATTATTGAATTTCCGCACGATTATCCATTTAAACCGCCAAAAGTAATTTTTAAAACCAAGATATATCATTGCAACATTAATTCATCTGGGGGAATTTGTTTAGATATTTTAAAAAATGCATGGAGTCCAGCATTAACAATAAGCAAGATACTTTTAAGTATATGTTCTTTAATGGATGATCAGAACCCAAATGACCCATTAATGCCTGATATAGCCGATATATATTTGAAAGATAAAAACCAGTTTATAATAAATGCTAAAGAATATACGGTTTTACATGCTGGGTAATAATAATATTAACAATAATATTATTGTTATTCTTATTGAATTCTCTTTTTCTCAATATCAGCAGATACTAAATATATAGAGTTTTCTGTACAAATTATAAGAGATTTATCTAATTTGAATTTTTTTACAACGGGACTAGTATATTCTTCAGAATTTTTAACTAATAAAATTTCATTATTTTCTCTAACTCCAATAACAACTTTTTTTTCTAAAGAATCAACCCAATAGTCAAGCATGATAGGCTTATCTTCAACTATTGATATTTTAGCTAAATGTGGCCATAAATTACTGGGAGGTAAACTAATAGAAGTTTTTTCTTCGCTCATTTATATTGTTTTTAATATAACGCTTTAAATACTTATTAATTAAAATTAATTAAAATAAAAAAAACTATTTATAGTTTTATTAGTATAATTCTTAATTTATAAATAATAACGTATTATATATAATACATGTCGCAGAATAAAATTGGCATACATAATGTTAATAATTATAATTCAAATTTTGATAATAATATTTGTATTATTTTAATAAGATATAATACATTAATTAGTGGGTTTTTAAAGTATTTTTCTGAAAATATTTTCATAAAAAATATTGATTATTTAAATTATATTCTTGTTAAGGGAATTGAAACTATATGCCATATATTTAAATTTCTAAATTTATATACTAAAAATTTAGATCTAGTAATTCATAATTCACAGAGAGCATATATATATTATATAGAATTCATAGGGCAAATTGGAGATGATACTAATAGCAATTTCTTACAACTTAATTCGAAAGATGCGTCACTATTTGTTTATAAAAAAACTATATTTGAATTAAATCAAGATTTTAAAAAGGATTTTTCATTAAATAAATCTCATGAATGTGATATTGAAAGTATAAATATATATCTAGAGATGTATAATAATTTAATATATAAAACTATAAACAAATTTTCTTCTAATCTACCTGATATAATAAATTATATAAATCAAGATTTGAATATTAGCATGCAAACAATTCTTAATTTTTTTATTGATAAAAATATAGGTTCCAATATTAATAATAAATTATTAGCATGCAAAATTTTTGTTTGTAATATAAAAACTGATAATATTTCTGAATTATTAGAATTATTCTTAAAACATATAAAAAAATATGATATTATTGATAACGAAAAATTAGAAAAAAAAATATTGTGCACTAAATATGATATTAATAGTAATAAAATAAAATATATTCAATCAGTTTTAGATTAAATAATATTTTATGTAAATGTTGTAATAAGTTTTTTTCTAGAAGTTTTCTTTTTATTACTTGTTTTATCTTGTTCTGGAGTAGACGTGCAAATATCATGAAACTCATCAATTAATAACTGCTTAATAAAATCATATATAATATATAACACATCATCGTCACATTTTCCAACAATTAATACACTACCAGTTCGAAATATCATGAATGATATTTTATAGATATTATCATTCATTTCTGTCGGCTGTTTACCTATCTGAATACTTTTTGTATCATCATAATAAAATTCACACTGTATTCCTGGATATGAGCATGGGTCGTATGAACTATTAATTTGATATTTATATTTTAATGTGTCAAATAATTTTTCACGATTAATATAAAATCCACAATTAAAGTTAGAATTAATCAACACCGTTTCTGTTAGTTCTTTTTTAAATGATAAATTATCTAGATCACTAATTGGTTTTATTATATCAATTAACGTATTTAGAACAATTTCTAACAAATCATCACTTTGGATGCCAGGTATCTCTAATTTACCAGTATTAAAGACTTTTACATGTATTTCTCTATATATATCATTATATAAGATTCTCATTATCATGACAAAACAATTATAAAATGCACTTTTCTTTTTTGATCTATAACTTGTAATATCTTTTTTGCATAGCCCTATACTTACTTTTCTAATATCTTTGAATTTTATGCGACCATCAGGATTTACTATCTGTGTAATAATATTTTGTTCAACATTTTTTTCTTTTAGTAATTTTTCTTCTACAATAGATACAGATTCTTTATCTATAAAATTAAATTTCATTTGCTTTTTAACTACACCAATTTTAGGAGTATGATATTCTATCATAGGAATTTTCCAAAATATTTTTTGTAGATCGACTTCATGGGTTAAATATGATATTTTAGTTTTTGTTGAAATGTACAATTCACTTCCTTTTGGAATCGACATATTGCTTGTATCTCTTTTAAATGTATTTTGATTATCATTGCTATTATTATTATTATTATTATTATTATTATTATTATTATTATTATTATTTAGTAGAAACATTTCCCATTGGTTCTGTAATTCATCATTTATATTCATTATATTAATTTAAATAATGTTTCTTTAAATTAATGTCTTTCAATTATTTTCTAATTATAAATTAAAATGAATTCACTTTCGTTCGAAAGTAACATCTCAAATAAACCAGAAAAAGGTTTTCCAATAAATATACCCATAAAATCCAAAAATAACGATTCTTATCAAGAAGAATATTCTCTAAATTCTAATATATTTGATCCTAGCAATTTTTCGCCACCTTCACAGTGGAAACAACGCTTGGAAATGCGGATAAAAAGCTACGAAAGCTTAAATACATTAGAAACGCAAAAGAATAAATAGTTCAGTTTATTTTTTATATCAAAATTATTATTATTATGTATAATAAATTCATATTTATCAATAGTTTCACTATTTAATATTACAATATTTTCGGTTATCATATATGCCAAATAATCAATAATAAGATTATTTATATCAATTCTATATTTTATACTGATATCGTATATTAAATTATGAAAATCTTTTAAAACTCCTGTGCGAATTATATTACTAATATTATTATAAGTAATACTATTAATTATATTATATCTATTATTTTTGTAATCTTGATTAGATTGCATAAAATTAATCATGCTACGCATATCAGACTTATATTTTTTTTGAATATAACCCATTGTTTCATATGGATAATTTAATTTTTCATTAATATTTATTTTATTTATGAAATTTATTATATCTTCTTCTGGTAATTGATTAAATCTTAATTTTACAAAACTATTCTGTAATGACTCTTCAATTCTACTTATATAATTGCATATTAAACAAAATCGAACATTATCATTATGTTCTTCTAATAAATATTTCAAAGCTTGTTGAGCATTTTTTGTCATATAATCCACTTCATCTAATATTACAAATTTTACACCTTTAACAAATAATGCTTTAGAACTTACAAACGTATTAATTTGATTTCTTATAATATCTATTCCTCTCTCATCTGAAGCATTTAAATGTATCATTAAACCCTTATTTACTTGGTTATGTTTTTGCTGATAAATATTTATTAAGTTTATGATAGTTGTAGTTTTACCAGTTCCAGGTGGACCATAAAATAATAAATTCGGAAAGTAATTATCTTTTATTATATTTTGTAATATTTCTTTATTATACTCATCTAATACAATATTGTTAAAAGAATCAGGTCTATATTTTTCAACCCATGGTATATTTTGTTTTTTATTCATTGCTATATAATATTTTTTATCTTTATAATCTAATTAAAATAATAATTGATATATTTATTATTAATTTAATATAAACACATATTTAATTATATAATTAAATGAATTTTCCAAGAGATACCGGTTATCTTGAAATTATAGTTGGACCAATGTTCTCTGGAAAAACAAACAAAATCATTGAAATTTATAATAAATATAAGAGTATTTATAATATTCTAGTAATTAATTATATTGGAGATAATAGATATTCTAATAGTGATATTGTAAGTCATGATGGTAATAAAATTCCTTGTATACCAATTAAATTATTGTCTGATATTAATGATGATGAAGAATATAAAGAAAAATATAATATGTCGGATATTATCATTATTAATGAGGGACAATTCTTTAAGGATATTTATGATTGGGTTACAAATTCTGTTGAATTATCTAATAAAATCATATTTATCTGTGGTTTAGATGGTGATTATAAGAGAGAAACATTTGGTAATTTCTTAAATTTAATACCTATTTGTGATAAAGTTTTGAAAATTAAAGGCGTTTGTAGTCTTTGTAGAGATAGTACACCATCATTATTTAGTCATCGATTATCAAATGAAACAACTCAAGAAGTTATTGGTGTCGATAATTATACCCCATTATGTAGAAAGTGTTACTTAAAAACAAATAATTGTAAGTAAGAACAATTATTATGTAATATCCTGTAAAATTTATTATTATTTTTATATTATTTTGATATACGATTTTTTTATTGTTTAAATATATATTAAAAGTATTTAAATTAATAAGTGATTAATAAATTAATTGAATGGAAAATATTATTCCAAAGAAAAAACGTGGTAGAAAATCTAAAAAAGAACTTGAACTTTTACAATTAGAAAAAGAATCATCAACTGAACCAGAGACTCCTGAAATTAAAATACCAAAAAAACGCGGGAGAAAACCTAGAGGTGGTAAAATTATAGAGGTCTCATCAGAAAACAATGAACCAAAAAATGATAAAATGAATATAATTCTACATTTAAAATGTAGCTTGCAAGATATTAAAGACGATCAATCTAATGATAATTCTGGTTTATTGCAAAATTTTCAATTTGGAGAATCAAAATTTAATGATTTAAATTATCATTTTATTCAAAAATCTGGTATTGATTCTAATAATAATTCAGATGAAGTTATGGAATCTAAAAGTGACTGTTCAGATTCTAATGAACAATATGAAAAATCTGATAATATGAAAAATATTTTGAGTAAATTAGATAAATTAGCTGTTAATCTTAATAAAAATACGATATGTGATAAAAAATCTGCTTGTTTTTGGTGTACGTATGACTTTGACAATCCACCTATTCATATTCCAAAATATGAGTTTAATAATTCATATCATGTATATGGTTGTTTTTGTAGTCCAGAATGTGGCTGTGCTCATTTAATGAATGATAAAGATATTGATAACGCAACTCGTTTTGAAAGATATCATTTATTAAACACGATATATTGTAAAATTTATAATTATGAAAAAAATATAAAACCAGCCCCGAATCCTCATTATTTTTTAGATAAATTTTATGGAGATTTGAATATTCAAGAGTATAGACGGCTGCTTAAAAATGAAAGATTACTTTTAGTGGTTGACAAGCCATTAACTAGAATTTTACCAGAAATTCATGAAGACAATGATGAATTCTTAATTAGTAATAAAAATGTATTATCTAATAAATACACTTTAAAAAAGGTGAAAAAACCAGTATCTATGAATACTATAGTGAATGATACATTCAATATTGGTAAGTAATATCATTTAATTGTTATGGTATCTGGACAATTAAATGATAATATTAAATTCGTGCCATTTAATGAGGATTATTCACGATTTATTTCTGTTAGAAAAGATGATTTTGAACTAATAGTTGGAGATTATTTATAATTTTTCTTCTACATATAAAAATATAAGACAAAATTTATTCCTCTATTTGTTTTAGTTTACTTTGTTGTTGCATTTCTTGTTGTAGTCTTAAACTTTGCATATATTCTTCTTTTTTTTCTTGATATTCTTTTTTTTCTCTAAATTTTTTTGCAGCATCATCCATTAATCCTCGAATTTCGTTGTAAACCATTTGATTTATACTTGTTGAAGATTCTGGCTTTTTTTTTTCAACGATTCCATTATTTTCTTTTATAATCTTCATGTAATCATAATTATTTAAAATTAATAATTCTTTTACTTCATCATAGTTTAAATTTGTTTGTCTAGTTACCATTTGAATCATTTCATTAAAAATTTTCTTTTTATTTTCAGAATTCATTTTATATAATCATTTATAATATTTTTTAAATGATATTAAACAAAAATATATATAATAAAATAGTTATGACAGATAATAATATTTATAATAATTTTGAAAAAATACTAGATGAATGGACTGCAAATTTAAAACTATCAGTCAAACCAGTTATTAATAAAGTTGAAGAGAGTAATCAAAATATTGAAATTATTAATACTTTAATTAAAAATATGCCTGAATATAAAAAAATGGAATCTGTCAATAATACTCTAATTCATGAAAATAACATTCTTAAAGCTAAAATTATTGAACTTACTAACAATATTATTAAATTAGAAATTAAAGATATTGACACTGTAAGTAAAAATATTGATATTGATATTGATAGTGGTATTAATAATCTTATTATCAATAAGATTAAACAAAAACAATCAGATGATGATGAACATGATGAAAGTGATGAAAGTGAAGAAGAAGAAGAAGATGATCCTGATTTAGATGATGAAGAAAAAGAAATGAAAAAATTTGGTTTGACGGAAAAACTAGAACAAGATGATGAAGAAGGAGAAGAAGGACAGAACGAGCAAGATGGAGAT